GCGCAACCCTGAGAGCCGCATCCGTCGGGTAGTGCCGACTCCATGGCCGACCCTCAACCAGCTCACCCGCGGCGGGCTGCGACGGGGCGAGATGGCGATCCTCGCGGGGCGACCGGGTACGGGTAAGACCGCGGCGGCGATGCAGATGGCCGAGCACGCGGCGCTGTACGGGGGCGTCGGCGTGTTCTCGATGGAGATGACGCGCCATGCGTTGACCACCAGGGAGCTCGCCCGCGAGGGTCGGGTAGACCTCACGGCGCTCACGACCGGCCGACTATCCAAGGAGCAATGGGCCGGTCTGGTGTCGGGCGTCGAGGTGCTCCAGACCCGTCCGATCTGGATCGACGACACGCCCGCCATGCACATCACGCAGATGCGCGCTCGGGCCAAGCGCCTCGCCGACAGGGCAACGCGAGAGGGCACCGAGCTGCGAACGCTGGTCGTGGACTATGTGCAGCTCGCGACGGCGACCGTATCGAAGGGGGAGACGGGGCAGGAGGTGCTATCGCGCATCTCGCAGGGGCTGGTGGCCATCGCCAAGGAGCTTGACGTGGCGGTGCTCGCGTTGGCGCAGATGAACCGCAGCGTCGAGGGCAGGACGGGCGAGCGGCCGAAGAACTCCGACCTTCGCGGGAGTGGGCAGTTGGAGCAGGATGCGGCCGTGATCGTGTTCACCTTCCGCGACCCGGACAGCGAGGTAGACGAGGCGCGCGAGCTGGTGTTGACGAAGGCGCGGCACGGGGAGACGGGCGACGTTGCGATGCGGTGGGATGGCAGCGTACAGACGCTGTACGAGGTGGACCCGCATCGAGAGGAGCCGCCGCGGGTGAGAGAGGTGCGCGACGATTGGCACGGGGGAGAGTGAGCGTGCTACGGTGGGGCATGGGCCACGCAGGACCAGGGGAGCCGCCGCCAGTGTGGGCAGTCGTCGCGTTGGCGGGTGTCGTGGTCGTCGCCGCGGGGCTGCTGGTCGTGTCGACCGTGATGGTAGTGGTGTAGGGTGGCCACGACAGGACAGGATACGACCGGTCGCGCGATCGAGGTCGCCGCGATGATGGCGTCGGGCTCGACGCAGCTTCAGATCGCCGAGGCGCTGGGGGTCCATCGTCACACGGTCGCGCGGTGGATGCAGTCGCCCGAGGTCGTGGAGGAACTGGAGCGCATCCAGATCGAGGCGCGCGCTGGCGCCAAGCGCGTGGGCGCCACGCTGCTCAACTCAGCCGTGGGCGTGTGGCGCGATGCGCTCAAAGCGACCGACGGCGCGATCGAGTGCCCCGCGTGCGGCGAGTCCATCGCGGGTGCGCCTGACCACGCGGTGCGACTCAAAGCGGCCGACAGCGTGGCTGACCGCTTCGGGTTGCCGAAGACGGAGGTGCAGGAGCTACAGGGCGCGTTGACACTCTCCGACAAGAGCGATGCCGAGCTCGAGCGCGTCACGCTGGAGGAGGCGATCGCCATCCTCGACGCGCAGGGCAACCACGAAGCGGCGGCGGCCGTGCGGGCTACGCTCGCGATCTGATGGACCGCCGGCAGCTCATCCACGGCGCACGAGCGGCCAAGGCGCGGGCTGAGCGGCGTACCGCGGCACCGCTGGCGTACTCGCGCCTGTGGGACGTGGCTACACCGCGCGCCAGCTCGCAGCGAGGAGCGGCGCAACAGATAGCCGGCTCGCTCGCGTTTGCGCTGCTCGGCGGCAACGGCAGCGGCAAATCGGCGTTGGCGGCCGAGTTTGCCGTAGCCGCCATGTTAGGTAGCCGGCATCCGATCGCGCGTCAATGGCTAACCGCGAACGGGCTGCACGAGGATTCGATCCCGCCCTACCCCGGTCGCGTGCTGTTCTCGGCGCTCACGTCGAACGACTCGCGCAAGGTGCTGCGCGAGAAGGTGCGGCGCCTACTCCCGCACGGGTGCAAGTGGCGTAACGAGCGGGGCGATGGCGAGGCCGAGGTGTCTGCGCCCGGTGCGGTGGGCAACAACGGCACGATCGTATTCAAGTCCAACGACCAGGGGGCCAGAGCCTACCAAGCTGACGAGTTCGACATCATCATCCTCGACGAGGAGCACGATAGCGCCGTGTTCGGGGAGTGCTTGATGCGGCTGGGCCGGCGGCCGTGGAAGGGCTGCTACATCCTCCTGAGCATGACGCCCCTAAAGGGCATGACGTGGGTTTACGACGACTTCCAAGCCTCGCCCAAGGAGGGCTACCGCTACGCCGAGGTTGACGGGCGAGACAACCCGTACATCGACCAGCACGGCCGGGCGCTTCGGATGTCGCGCTACGGCGACCACGAACGGGCGGCGCGCGAGAGCGGGAAGTTCGTGGCGCTCGAGGGGCTGGTGTACTCGGGCTGGTCGCGCGGCGTTCACGTCGTGCCGGCGTTCGACCCGCCTGCGAGCTGGCCGCGGTACGCCGCGATCGACTTCGGCACCTCGAACCCGTTCGCGTGCTCGGTGGCGGCGCTTGACCCTGCCGATGATGTGCTGCACGTCCTTGGGACGCACTACCTCGCCGGCCTGCGGTGGGAGGAGCACGCCGCGCACCTCCACACGCTGTTCGGGCGCCATGGGAAGCCCTCGATCGTGTGGGCCGACCCCGAGGAGGCGAACGGGCGAATGACGCTCGCGCAGCACGGCATCGCATGCACGCCTGCGCGCAAGGACATCCGGCCGGGCATCAACGCCGTAGCCTCGCGTCTCGCGCTCGACCCCAACGGGCGCCCTCACCTGGTGGTGCACGACACGCCGAGCAATCTGCCCGTGATCCGCGAGGTCGAGGGCTATGTGTGGGCGCCGCGCGTTGGGGCGAAGGATTCGCCTGACCTGCCGCTGAAGGCGAACGATCACGCCATGGACGAGCTCCGCTATCTGTGCTTCGGCCTTTCCCGCGGCATGGACTGGGGGGCGAGCTTCTAACGCATTGACAGATTGGCATGTTCATGCCACGTTGTCCAAATGGCGTGGACCCTCCCCACATGGCCTGACATCGCGAGGGCGCTTGGCTACTCGTACAGCACGCCGGTAGAGCCTCCGCAGATTGGGGGCGCTTCGGTGTCCCCCGCTGGGCCGACCTTCGACCCGCACGCATCGATGGCCGCGTTTGCGACGTTCCCATGGGTGCGCGCGTGTATCAACGCCATCGCCGACGACCTCTCGGGCGTGCCTCTACGGTTGACGCGCGGGGATGGGCCGGATGCCGAGGTCGTCACCGCCCACCCGCTGCTCGGCCTCCTCGCGCAGCCCACCACGACGATGGACCGCACCATCTGGGAGCGGCAGCTCATCACCTACTGGCTCCCGACGGGCACGGCTACGATCCTCATCGTGGGCGGCGCTCAGCCCGTGTCGCTCAAGCTTCTCCACCCGGAGAGCGTGCGCCCCATCATGGACGACTTCGGCGAGCTCGCCGGGGTTGAGTTCTCGCCCCGCACGGGTGCGGAGCGGCGGTACTTCGCGGCTGAGTCGATCGCCATGGTGTCGGCTACGTCGTGGATGGCCGACAATCGCGCGCTGGTCGGCGAGGGTATGATCTCCGCGCTGGTGGACGACCTGAACGCCGAGCGAGGCGCGGCCAAGCTCGCGGCCAAGCAGGCGAACCGTGGGCGGCCTGAGGCGATCATCTCGCCCGCGGGTGACATGCCGCTGACCAAGGAGCAGCGCGAGCAGATCGCCGCCAGCTACGGCGACTTTGCCGCATCCGGGAAGCCGGCGTTTGTGCTGTCGGGCGCGATCAAGGCCGAGTTTCCTCACTTCACGTTGCGGGACATGGAGTTCGGCGAGCAGCGCAAGCTCACCCGCGAAACGGTGTTGGGCCTGTTCGGGGTGCCGCCTGCCCGCGTGGGGTTGCCGAACACCAACTACGCCACGGCCAAGCAGCAGGACCAGGTGTATTGGCAGGGGCTCGTAGCCCGCGCGGCGGTCATTGACGCGGCGCTCACCCGCATCGCTCGACGGTTCGATCCGGCCTTCCGCGTGTCGCATGACTTCTCGTCGGTGCCCGCCCTTCAAGAGTCGCGGGATGCGAGGCTACAGCGCGTGGTGACGTGGAAGCTGCTCGGCGCCACCAGTGCCGATGCCGCCGCTTACGAGGGCTTTGCCGATGCCCCGGTGTCGGATGTGGCCGAGGAGAAGCCGCCCGCCGCCGAGGAGGCGCCCGCCGCCAAGGCTTCGATCCTGCACCTGTTCCGCTCCGCGAGCAGCGCCGAGCCTGAGCCTGCGCCCGTAGCCACGCTGACGCCCGCCCCGGTGGGCGAGGAGCAGCGCGCCGCGGTGTGGACCGGGTGGGTGGAGAAGGTCCACGGCCCGGCAGAAACGGCGCTTGCGGTGCGTACCCGTCGCGCGCTCTCCAAGCAGTCGGCGCGGGTGATCGCCCGGCTCGACACGATGCCGATCGAACTCGCCGCG